CATCGGAACCCACAGAGCCACCGGCCCCGGCCACCATCTGAGCCACGATATACTCGTCGGCAACCTCGGCGAGCCGATAGGCCGCGTCTCTTGTGGCGCTTTCCATCAGCCGCACGTTCATCTGAGCCTTGTCGACGTCCTCGATTCTGAAGTTGAAGCTCTTGGCCTGAGTGATCTCCAGCGTGGTGCTGGCGTCGTCCAGCTCCTCGGGGTCAGAGAGGCCGGTCGTCTTGTCGTAATTGTCGATCGTTATCGGGCCGTGAGCGGTGATTCTCACGGTGTCGCCCTTCCCCTTCACGTCGCCTTCATAGTCCCGGTTGATGACGCCGGACTGGCCGTAAACAAGGCTCTTCTGGAGACTCTGGAGGATCTGAGCGGCCCAAACCTCGCCTATGAAATTCGTTATAGCCATGCGATTTTACCTCAAAGTGCCCTCTTTCATTTGGGCCTTGATCTGGTCCATGTTGGCGATGATTTCGTCTGGCTTCATGGCCTTCACAGCCTCGCGAGTGAGAGGTTTCTTTACCTCGCCCGCTGGATTGCCACCGCCGCCCACAGGCTCTTTTGGTCCGATCTCTTTCAGCATCTTCTCGCCGTCGGCCTTCAGCTCCGCCTCGGTCGTCCCCTGGAGGCGTCCCGCCAGGGATGGGGGGAGTTTCAGGTCGGTGGCGATCTTCGCTTTCAGAGTGTCCAGGGAGGTCTTTTCGTACCCGGCCACCTTCTCTTTCAAGGCGTCCCGTTCGGCTTCCAGCTCTTCGTATTTCGCATTCAGCTGGTTGACACGGCCCTGGACTATCCGGTCCACATCTGCCTGAGTAAACTTCTTTTCAGCATCATCGGACATGGTTTGAATCTCCGAGTTAACGGCCTCGTTTGCCTAATAGTATAATTAATCCCATTTACTATTTAAATGTTTGTCCCTTTTGTGAAATTTAGAGTTAGAGGAGAGGTGCCTCGCCCCCCATCTCCTCCTCTTTGATCCGCTTCTCTTCGGCGTCCAGGTCCTCCTCGGAGGCGTCGGTGTCCAGCCGGGCCAGGCTCCCTCTGGTCGAAGTCGCCCGCGCGCTGCGTCTCGTTAGCTCCACCTTTGCCGCTTCTACCGGGTCGACGGGGAGAGAGGACCTCCACTCAAGGGAGACGTTGGTGAGGGCCTGAGCTCCGCTCATCCTGGACGCAACCTCGAGTTCTGCTGTGGTCTTGAGGACCTCGACGAGCTTCGGCCTGATCCTCAGCCGGAGCCGGTTGACCTTCGCCAACGTGGGGAGCATAAGCCGCTTGAGGGCGCTTCCCGACTCGGCCAGGCCGCTCTTCGTCTCACCAAAGGCAGCCGGGGAGAGCTCGGCCATAACGTAGAGCTGGGAAAGAAGGGTCTCGATTTGGGTGAAGGTGGCGCCCATCTGAGCATCCCACACCAGGATCTCCGGTGGGGATTCGCCTTCGTTAAGGGCGATGTACTTCTCATCGGAGGCCCACACGATCTCGCCGGTTATCGGATCTCGGACCCGGAGCCCCGACGGTCCACACATCCAGGGATCGGCGAAAACGTCCAGGGTACCCGAGACCTTGATCAGCCTCCGCTCGATCTCCTCGACGATGTCGGAGACGTCTTTGAAGTCGTCCAGCCCAAAGACGCCGTCCCCTGCCTTCAGGTTGGAGAAGGGGAAGACCAGGAAGCCAGCCACCCCAGTCTCCTCCTCGGGCTTCAGGGTGGCGTATCGCTCGATGGTGTCCAGGGAGGCGGGCTCTTTGATCTCTTTGCCGTCGGAGGTGAGTTTCAAGAGCCGGTGCTCAATCTTTCCAGGCTGGTGGATCTCCACCTTGACGTACTTGTCATCGCCGAAGGTGACCTCCCAGGCCAGGACGTGAGCCGTGAAGGTCCCCGAGTCGTCCGGATCGACTACCGGGAACCAGTGGCGGGGATCGATCCGGCTGATAACCCCACGCTTCCCATCCCATCGAGGTTTGAGGACTCCATCCCCGAAGGCGATCAGGTCGCTGAATAGATCGTAAACCAGGACCTCGAAGGCGTTGTCGTCGGCTATCCTGTCCACCGTGGCCTGGTCCTCGGCGGTGACTTTGGGCGGGTTCCCCACAGCCAGATCGGAGAAGAGGGTCATGATCCGCTTGAACCAGTTGACCCTCATCTTGATTATCCGAGGGGCGTCGTCCTCATTCAGTCCAGCGAAGACGAGATCGTGATCTCCCTCCATCAGCAGCCGGTTCTTTGCGTATCGAGCCAGCCGGTCTTTGTCTGGCGGCCACTTCTGGCCGGGCTTCAGAAAATCTAACGTGGTGAATACGGTCATCTTGAAGGCCTCCTAAAATCGGTAACTCGGCGGCTCTTGCTGATCCTGTTAACCAGGTAGCGAAGGGTGTCGACGAGGTCGTCGTCTTCTTTGATCGGGGCGTCGGCCCCGCGCTCGGTCGCCTTCTCATCCCATCGGTAAGCCTCCATCTCCTCTTGGAGCATCTCAGTCGACGGGCCGACGAGGTAGAGCCACCCCTGATCAAGGGCGTTAATCATCCGCTGAATCCCGTTGAGGACGTCGTTATCGGCGCTCTGGACCGGGCTTATACCATCGGCTACGAACTGGAGCCGGTGAGCCTTCGCCGACGGGTCGACGTCGATCGATGTCGGATACATCCCAGCCAGGAAGGTTTTCAGGTCCTTCGAGACCTCAGCCGGGGATTTGTCGGCCTTGCGGTATTCCCCAGCCACAAACCACTTGTCGCCGATCCGGTAAGCCTTCAGGAACGCCGACGGATGGGTGGCACCGGGGTCCACAGCCACTCTCATCTCCTCGATCCGACCGTCGGGAAGGCGGGGGATTACGTGAAGGGCCTTATCGAAGTTCTTGAAAATCGAGCCTTCATCCGCCACCCACTCGCCGTTGATGAACCGGCGGTAAAACATCGAGGTCTTAGGGGCGTATCGGCGCTTCAGCTCCTCTTTGTATCCGTCAGAGATCCAAGGGTTATCATCGAGGTTGAAGAACCAGCCTTTAAAGTCGATCTCGGGCTCTCGGTCGATCCACCGCTTCTTGAGGTAGTGAGTCGGCGGGCCGGGGTTTGAGGTGCTGAAAAGTTGGGCGTCGTCCTCAGAGAGTCGGGTGATCAGCATATCCCAGAAGGACTGAGGGCAAAGGGACCCCTCATCGACGTATGCCTTTTCGAGGGTCTCGCCTTCGATCTTCTTATAGGCGCTTTCGTCGTTGCATCCTTCGCACCAACATTCCCGCCCGTAGATCCACACCCGCTTGAGAGATCGCTTGTAGAGGAAATTCGTCGGCCCTACCATCCGAGAGATAGGAACCAGGACGTTTCTTTCTAGGGCTCCCAGGGTCCGGCCTACCATCAAGAGGTTGCCCCTCTCGCTCGCTTCATGAATCGCCCTCAGCCACCGGACGTTAACCCCGACAGTCTTCGCACTCCTCACCGCCCCGTAGGCGAGGTTGACCCCGGCGTCGGCATGTAGGCAGAGATCCCGCTGTTTCCCCACAGGGATTTTGAAGCTCGTCAAGTTTCGGCGGCCTCCTCTTCGCGCATTTTCTCAAAGAGCATCTTGATCTCGCCCGACTTGTCGCCGTGGCCCGGCCCCTCTTCGAGCCGCCGCTTATCGATGCCGATCGCAAAGCCGGTCATCAGATATTGAAAATCGCGGGGATTATCGCAGGCTTTCAGAAGCTCCCTGCCTTTGTTCAGGGCCTCGCCTATCAGCTTGATCCGGTCCTCGGCGGCGTAACATGATTTGGCGATCGCTGCCTTTTTCGTCTCCGACCGGTCGGCGAGATCAAGCCCATTCCTCTTTGCTACGTCGGAAATGGTAGAATGTGACCGATCGAAGTCTTTAGCGACCTTTCGGATAGATCCGCCAGCCTTCAGGGCCTCCAGTATATCGGCCTCTTCGTCCTCAGTGACAGGACCGCCTTTGCTCATTGTGTGTACTATTAGGATAAATCATATATAAATAACTTTGGTTAATTGTCCTAATCAGGACAATTGAACCCCCTAGAATATCCCATCTTCTCCAGCATTCCGATAGCCATCTGCGCTTTCTCTACCGGCCACTTCTGATCGTCCATCAATGCCCGAACGGTTGGGAGTTGGCCTCCTCCGAGATCCCTGTAATAGGCGAGGCTCAGTCCGAGAAGACGGCCGTTTTCGCCATCGCTTTCGTCAGGTTGACGTAAGCGTAAATCGCTATCGAGAGGAGTTGCTTTCGTCGTTTTCGTCAGATTCGTCAAGTCCTCGCCTTTTCCCTCGGAAACTCTACTTTCCATACCCTCAGATTTGGCTCCACCAGGCTTTGACGAATCTGACGAATCTGACGTAAGCGTAATAGATATTTGTTCGTCAGGTGTTGTTTTTCCGTTTTTGGCATTTGACGAATCTGTGACGAATCCGTGACGAATCAGATCTTCAGTTTCTAGCCAAACGGCCTTGTCAAAAGAATCCCATCGGTTATAGGCCGTATGCAGAGTGTAAACGTTCTGAAAGACCGTCTTGCCCTCGTCGGTCTGAACGGACTCCTTTTTGCAAGACAACCCCTCGATCCGATCAAGAAGCCCTTTGCCCCCACGATCTTTTCGACCATGTAGCAGGTCGTGCAGGTATCCAATTGACACCCCTCTCCCATCCCGGAGCCTGAAATCTCGAACGATCTCGGCCCCGCTTACCGACCCCCTCACTGCTATGAACGCCAGGAGGTCATCCTCGGAGTTATTCACCTTCCGGATGAGGTTTGAAGCCCGGTCAGCGAAAAGCTCCTCAGCAAAAACGAAGTCGTCCTCGCTGGCATCGACTATAACCACGCCGTCTCCGTTGAATTGAGCTTTTCTCTGCATGACGCGGGCCACAGCCGCCGCCCGGATCAAGTCCAGGAACCTCCCAGGGTTACGCCGGTCGGAGACGTCGGCCATCCCGATTCTCTCAGCGAACGGAACCGCCACAAGGTAGACGTTCTGCCTGATCTGGCGGATGATCTCACGTGCTACCTGGACCCCTTCATCCACAAAGAACTCCTCGCCACCCTGAGCGGCCCGCGTCATGGAGTGCGAAAAGACCTGCCTGTCGGTGTCCTTGTCCTCTTTGACATTGAGTCCGTACTGGCGGTTGATCAGCTCATCGGAGAAGTGATCGTTAACGCTTGTAAGCCACCATGTAAGCCTGGGTGGGAGAGGGAGCCGCTGAGGCTGCCGGTTTCGGTCCAGGGTGATATGTGTCGCCCCTTCCTGGAAGTTGGTCATCGACCTTTTGAGGGTTCCTTCCAGGTCCTCGCTCATCACGATATCGTCCGAGAAGACGACTTGACCGGGCCGGAGGTCGCTGAGATAATAGAGAGCTTTCGCCGACACGCTCGCCTCGACCACGATTTCAGGTGGGAGACAGTGGGCCAGAGACTTACAGGCATGAGTCTTCCCCGCTCCGGATCTGCCCGATAACTTAGGCTGGATGCCGGCGCTATTGAGGATGGACCCCGACAGAACGGAAGCCAGCATCACCCTTGCGAGCTTGTCGTCGCCGACATGGAACCGATGAAACTGATCGATCACGTAGGCGACGGGATCTCCACCATCCAGGACCTCCCGAGCTCGGGCCTTGACGTCTTCGGGGACCTCCACCGGGGGCTCCTCGGCCCCGGGCTGGTCTGGTATTTCCCTCGCCGCCGCTCCACTCCATGCAGACTCCAAGGTTCGTTTGACCTCGTCGTCCTTCAGTCCTGTGCTTTTGGCCGCTCTGATAAGCTCCCTCTCTACGTCGATCCTATTCAGAGCCCCGGCCTTCACCAGCCCAAACAGGCTGAAGGCTGATCTGTTAAGCTGATCGTTTCGTCCTCCCTCTCTTGAGGCCCTGATCTCTCCGATCTCCTCCTCAAGGGCCGCCCGACCGTATGGGGTCGTTCCGTCTTCTTTGAGCCGAGCCACCTTCTTTTTGGCCGCGTTTTTGGTTATCTTCTCAAGCTTCTCTTTTCTTCGAGCTTCTTTTTCGGCCTGCCTTATGGCTTCGGTTAGGGCCTTCTCTTCTCGGAGGAAGTCAGCCAACCAGCCGGGCATAGGCTTAGGCGGGCAATCCCAGGGAGATCTGACCCATTCATATGTAACACCTGAAGGGTGAACGCTAGGCGCTACAACAAATTGGCCGCCGTCGGTCCTCACGTCTAGGTCAGTCGTCAGCCTGACACTGTTTTTAAAGTTCTCAAGCCCGATACCATCGGTCCATGCAAAAACTAAATGTTTGCCGTTAGCCGTCTTCGCTTCGGTGG